GCATCCAACTCCGAACAAAACGGTGTAAAACTGTGTGATTTCGGTAACTTATTTGACGCATGATACTACCATTGCTATCAAACAAAAAAATCGTTGACAGATGGGTTGTGTTCATGTACGGGGCGGGTATGCAAGTATCCACGAAAGATCTGGCGGAAATTTTTAGAGTCAAACCCCGAACGGTGAACACTTGGTCGGTGAACGGCTGTCCCAAAGTCAGCGACGGCGTTTGGGAGTTGTATGACGTGATTGTGTGGTGGGCTGAAAATCTTTACCAGCCGGACGCAACCGAGGGAACGGACCTTCACGCCGCCAAACTCCAACACATGCGGGCGAGAGCGGAACACGAGACATTGAAAGTTGAGAAGCTTAAGGGGAGCCTCATGTCGATCGAGGATATATCCGCCGCCGGAGCGTGGCGGGTGTCCGAGTTGTCGAATGGGCTATCGGCCATGGCGCTACGTCTCCCGATGATGCTGATCGGGAAGGATGAGATCGAGATGCGGGAGGTGATCAGAGCCGAGATGTGGAAGCTCAGAGACGCCTTCGCCCGAACAGGAGCTTGGTTTGTCGCTGATTAACCGTTGGTCTGAGCAAGAACAAAGAGCCGCAAAACCCCCCGATAACATAACAGTCACGCAATGGGCCGTCACGAAACGGGAGCTTGGCCGGAACTCGGCCATCACCGGGAAGTACATGATTGACGTTGTCCCGTTTTTTCGGTTTCCGATGGACCTATGCGCGGACGGCCGTGTAGATGAAATTGTGATAGGAGCCCCCGCCCAGATCGGGAAAACAGTGGCGTTCGTGGAAAACGTTATCGGCTATTACCTGGATCAAGACCCATCCGACATCATGGTTGTTCTGGCCGATGAGGACACGGCTAAGTACGTCTCCCTCGGGAAGGTCGCTCCGATGTTCCAAGAGTCCCCAGACTTGGCGTGGCTTTACGACAAGAAAACATTCCTGTCGACGGAGATTACGACGGCGACCGGAGGCCGCGTCGACTTCGCATGGGCTACGAGTGTGGCTAAACTGGCTACCCGACCGAAACGAATCGTAATCGCGGACGAGGTGGACAAGCCCGGCTACTACCTGACCACGAAAGAAGCGTCCGCCATGTCGTTGCTTCGTGAGAGAACGAAGTCTTACCCAAGCGGCCTGTTTAAGCACATATTTTTATCAACCCCAACAACCGACATCGGGAACATCACGGCGGCGCTCATAGCGTCGGATGTTATTTACGACTGGCACGTCCCATGCCGAGTATGTTGTGTTTATCAGCCCCTGAGATGGACCCCAGAATACACGTATGGCTTCCAAAACGGCACGTATCGGTCACGAGATGGGGAGATCTTACCCTTCGGCAGGGTTGTTTGGGATGGTGGCTCCTCGGCCAGTATAGACCACGCCAGGGCCACGGTCAGGTATGAGTGTGGGTCGTGTGGGGCGCATTGGACTTCGCACGAGAAAAATATCGCAGTCGCAAAAGGGGTCCACGTACCCAGAACGCCTACGACCGGTAAGGAGCGTCGAATCGGCTTTCATTTCAACCGGTTACTCTCCATGATGGACGCCGGGAAGCTCGAGAATTTAGTAGCGGAGTGGTTACAGGCGTACAAGCTCCCCAAAGAACTTCAAGTGAGGGCTATTCAGGGCTTTATCAACTCCGCCCTTGCGGAGCCCTTCACCCGCACCAAGCGCCTGGAAAACTCCACCGACTCGGATATCCTCCGGGCGGTGACGGCCCTCCCTCCGCAGACTGTCCCATCCGATGCGGTGGCGCTCGTTGCGTTCGTAGACGTGCAGAAGTTTGGCTTCTGGTTCGTTGTTCGAGCGTTCGCGGCGGACTACCGGTCGTGGAACATCCACCATGGGTTTTTGTCCGCCTGGGAGGATGTGGAAACGCTCTTTTTTGACACCAGTTACCCCCAGGAGGGTAGAGCAGAGTACATGCGCATCTGGCGGGCCGGGATAGACACCGGAGGCTCAGAGAGCCGATTCGATAACGCGTCACAAACCGAAGTGACATACAACTGGCTTCGAAAAAATCAGCGAGGCCGTGGGTGTAGGGTGTGGGGCGTCAAAGGCCAGCCGGTTATAAACGGCCCTGAATCGGTGAAGCTCGGGAGGCTTTTAGACTCCACCCCATCCGGAAAGCCGTTACACGGGGGCTTACAGCTTGTGTTGATAGACACATTCAAGATGAAAACCGCGTTCCGTGCGAGGCTTACAGCGGCGATAGAAGACGACCGTGGGTCTCGGCCAGCGTACCTCCATAGCGGGACCGGAGTGGACTACGCCAAACAAATTCTTGCGGAAGAACTTGTCATGGACGAGAAAGGCGTCGAATCTTGGGCCAACACCTTCGGACGCGCCAATCACTTGCTTGACTGCGAGGTCGGATGTATGGCCCTTGCTGACCCAGAATGGCCCGGCGGTGGGATCAACCTACTCCGGCGATCCAGCGGCTCAGAGTCCCCCGATCAAAGCCCCGGTAGAAGAATTATTTCACGCGGAATAAATTTTTCTTGACAAACAAGTGAACGACCTGTAAACGGCGTTCATGAGTGTAATAACCCTCTCACAAGCCCAAGCGCAATTAGACGCCTGGATAGCCGCATCTCTCGCCATAGCAAGCTCCCAATCATACACAATCGGCACACAAACCCTTACCAGGGCCAATGCCGATGTCGTTATGCGGATGATTGACTACTGGGAAAAAAGAGTCTCTCAGCTATCTTCCGGTTCCGGGGGAGGCGGAGGCGTTCGACTGTACGGGGTGACGCCATGCTGAAAGAGTGGAGGGAACGCCGAAGACTCAAAAAAGAACTTGAAACCCTCCAGCTCAAAGCAAAGATACAAGCGCTTGGCCGTTTCACCGGGGCGGATAAGTCCCGCCGGTCCATGCGGGAGTGGAAGACGTACACTTCCGACGCAAACAGCGAGATTCTTCCAGATCTCCCCGCTCTTCGGGAGAGATCCCGCGATCTCTGTCAGAACAACGCTATCGCGCTCGGCGCGATGGAGACGAAATCAATCAACGTCATCGGGCGCGGGTTTAACTACCAATCCCGCCTAAACAGAGATGTTGTGTCCATGACGGACGATGCAGCCCACGCCTGGAACCAGAAGAAAGAGAGAGAATGGTCGTTGTTCTGGGATTCGAAGGATCTCGATGCGGCGGGAAAACTCTCCGGTCATTGGCTGATGCATTTGATGTATCGGGGGATGAACATTGACGGGGATAGTATAATTATCTTCCGAAAAGTCTCCAAGTCTTTGAATCGCCCGTACCAGATAGGCGTTCAGGTGATTGAGGCTGATCAACTCTCAAACCCGGATAACGCCCAGGATACGATCACGTTGGCGGGCGGAGTTGAGATGGATGATTTCGGGAGACCGGTTCGTTACCACTTTTCGAAAGTCCACCCTGGGGCCGTGGCTGGCGGTTTGACTCAGGATTGGGTGAATGTAGACGCTGTGTCAAAACGAACCGGTCTCCCGAATGTCGTCCATTTCTTCCGGCAAAAGCGCCCTGGACAGTCCCGAGGTGTCCCAGACCTTCATGCAGTCATCGAACCGCTACGCCAATTGTCCAATTACTCCGAGGCGGAGCTTTCCAGAACGGTAGTAAACTCCCTTGTAGCGTTGATAATAGAAACTCCTACCGGAGAAGCGCTTCCTGATGAGGCGTTAGAAACATCGAAATCACTTCCGAACACGAAGGATATGAAGCTTGAAGCCGGGATGATCATGGGCCTTGCTAAAGGAGAGAAGGCGTTCGCGTTCGATCCAAAGGCTCCTTCCTCCGCGTATGACGGGTTTTTCGCAGCCAGTTTGAAGCAAATCGGCATGGCTTTGAACATCCCGTATGAAATCCTTGTGAAGCACTTCTCGGCCAGCTTTTCAGCGTCCAAGGCGGCCATCCTGGAGTTCTGGAGATGGGTTCTTACAGAGAGGAAATTCCTCGTCGATATGCTTATCGAGCCCATACATGATGTGTTCATGTACGAGGCTGTGTCTTCTGGTAGAATCGTCGCCCCAGGGTACTTCTCTGACCCGGTTCTGAGAAAAGCGTACAATAATTTTGAGTTTAGAGGCCCGTCTAAAGGCCATCTAAACGAAACCGACGAAGTAAACGCTGCGATTCTTCGGATAGATAGCGGGCTATCAAACCTCGCCATAGAGACTTCTGAACTCTCCGGCGGGGACTGGGAAATAAATCACAAACAATCCGCGCATGAGTTCGCGGCGCGAGTAAAGGACGGGTTAATTGTCGATCCAAAAAGCGCAATGCAGGTTCAGCCAAAAAGTAGAGAATGACCACACGGAGATGGTCCTTTACGGGATCATCGGTGACTATTGGGATGATCTTGACGTTGTTAACGTCTCTACCGCGATAGCAAGTGTGTCTACCCCTTCGTTAACTGTGAGGGTTCATAGCGACGGAGGGAACGTTCTCGAAGGAATAGCAATTTATAACGCTTTCCGGGAGTACAAGGGGAAGCTGACATTCCAGGTTGATAGTTTCGCCGCGTCCATGGCGTCATACATTATCATGGCCGGTTCGGTGAGTATGTACGAAAACGCATACATCCTTGTGCATAACCCGTGGGCGTACATCTCCGGGGACGCTGAGGCCCTTCAAAGTGCGTCAATGGACCTGAAGAAATTCACGGAAACGATGATAGACGCTTACGAGAGAAAAACAAAACTCTCCCGCGATAAAATCGCGGAACTGATGAACGCTGAAACGCTTTTAAACGCAAAAGAAGCCAAAGAACTTGGCTTCTGCGATACGATCATTGGTGGAAGTAGTGCTACTTCCGCCGTTGCGGTAATGGCGAAGGCCATGGCCAAAGCAAATAAACCACAGGATAAGCAGGAGAAGAGAGAAATGACGATTACGATAGAAAGTCTCCGAGCGGAGCACCCGGAAATCGTCGCAAAGATTACCCAGGAAGGCAGGGAACAGGAGACAGCGCGTATTAAAGACGTACTCGCGCAGGCGCTTATCCCCGGCCACGAGGATGTGATCAAAGCGATGGTGGCGGACGGGAAGTCAACGGGGGCCGACGCAGCAAAGGCCATCCTCGCTGCGGAAGCTGCGCAAAGAAAGACGGCGGCGGAGGCGTTGGGCCAATCGGTTGCCGCCATTCCAGCTGTACCCACCATTCCGACGCCCCCTAAAGAACCCGATACCGAACCTACGGATGAAGCCGGAGCCAAAGCCCGATGGGACAAGGACGCAAGCATCCGGGAGGAGTTCGGGTCGTTTGACACTTACAAAGCATATATCGCCAATACGAAGCATGTGAAGGTATGGAAAGGAGGGTCTAAATGACGACTCTTTCAGTTAACACCCCTCGCGTTATGGAGCTTGGAGATATCTCCGAGTATCCGGTAGTCGCAAGTGATATCATCTATGAGGGGGCGGCTGTTGGCCTTGTTACCGCGACTGGCCATGCAAGGCCGCTCACTTCCGCCGATAAGTTCGTTGGCTTCGCAGAATACAAGGTGGATAACTCCACCGGCGCGGCGGCTGCGCTTAACGTTCGTTGCTGGAAACGGGGCGCGGTAGTACTCCCTGTAACCGGTGCGGTGGCTACCGATTGTGGCCTCCCCGTTTACGCGACCGACGATAACACTTTCACTTTCAACCCCACGGGAGGGGTATTCATCGGCATTGTACGACGTTTAGATGCCGCCGGGTATGTTGTAGTGGATTACGACTGTGGCGTCATGGTTGACCCGTTTGAAGGCTTCCTGGCCGAAACCGTAGACAACGATAAAACCCTTGACGCCCAAGACTCTGGAAAACTGTTCTACGTAACCGTGGACGCCAAGACCATCACGCTCCCGGCAGTGGAGGGTATGGCTGATTTCGTGGTAATGAACGGCGGAGCCTTCGGGGCTGTAGCCGTGACAATTTCTCCCAATGCAGCGGATATGATCGAGCTTCGGGATGTTACGGCGGCTGATAACAAAGACATCATAAACACAAAGGCTACGGCGAACCGTGGCGACTACGCGGTTGTCGGGTACTCCGACGCGAACGGGTGGGTCGTCAAAAAAGCCCGCGGCATTTGGGCAAGGGAGGCTTAAGCAATGGCTCTTGAATTACTTTCCGAACGACAAGTCATCGGGACGTTCTTTCAGTCGTTACACCAGAATACCGGTGCGACCTGGATAGGGGATGTGTCCAACTATTTTCCATCTGATCAAGCCATGGAGACATATGCTTGGCTCGGTCAAGCGTCGGTTATGCGTGAGTGGCTTGGCGGTCGTCAAGTCAACAAGCTTAAAGAACAAGGGTTCTCTATCCGTAACAGACACTTTGAGAGCACGATTGAAGTCTCCGGGACCGATCTCAGACGAGATAAATCCGGTCAGGTGTTGATACGGGTCCGGGATATGGCGCGACGCGCTAATGTTCATTGGGCGACTCTTCTCACCGAGTTGATTCAGAACGCGTCTTCGAGCCTCTGTTATGACGGGCAGTATTTCTTTGATACCGATCATTCCGAAGGGAAATCTGGAACACAGTCCAATAGCATTTCTGCGGATATTTCCGCCTATGCGGTAGGAACCCACGGCACCACCACTGTTCCCTCTGTTCCAGAATGTCAGATGGCTATCGTTGACGCTATCAATGCTATCGTGTCCTTCAAGGACGACCAGGGAGAACCGATGAACGAAGATGCAACTTCGTTCGTCATTCTCACCGGTGCAAACAATATCGGGCGGTCTTTGAAACAAGCGGTTTGGATGCCGACGAACATTTCCGACGCACAGAATGAGCTTGTTATGGACAAGGGGGATTACTCCCTACGAGTTGTTCAAAGCGTTCGATTTAACGGCTGGACCGATAAATTCGCCATATTCCGCACCGACGGAGACCTTAAATCGTTCATTCGTCAGGAAGAAACCGGCGTAAACTTCAAGATCAAAGGGGTAGACTCTGAATACTACTTCGATAATGAGGCGGTTCAATACGGTATCGATGCCTGGAGAAATGTCGGCTATGGCATGTGGCAGAACTCCTGCTTGGTGACTCTGGTATGATCCAAGTAACAGTCACCAGCCCAATTACCTTGTCTTCCGGTATCGTTCAGCTTACCGGAAGACAGATCGCCGCCAGGACCGGGCAGATAAAAGTCCTGGACGAGAAAGCTGGCCTCGCCGTCATTGAGAAACCGGTGATGTTCAAGGCCGGAGAGAAATTCTTGGTAAAGGATATAGACAGGTATATCGAGGCCAATTGTGTCGTTAAAAAGCCAAATACAAAGTGACGTTGACGCTCTTCTGAGCCTTGATGAGTTTGCTTCCGAGATTACTATAGGAGGCGTAACAGTCAAGGCGATAGTGGAGCAGAACGACACGACTCCAGAGCTTGACGCAGACGCGCATCAAGCAAGAGTATATGTGGCGATAAGCTCCCTCCCCTCTCGCCCCACGTACAGGCTCCCCGTCGTAATAGACGGGGAGACCTGGAGCGTGTTCAGGGATAAACAGGACAGGTGTTACTACCTTCAAGGGGGCATGTACATTATTCCTATCTACAGAAACGAACGTCCGAGGGTGTTTTGAATATAACCACGCTATACGACGCGCTTGTCACGGAGTTAACGAACGACACCGGCCTTAATTCTTGGGCCTTGCTCACCTACGGTAAAAATCACACTTATATAAACCGTGCCGATAGGAGAGACGGGCCAGAACTGGAAGATTGCCCGTGTTGTACGTTAACGCCCGTCGGGAAGGAGATGTCTGCGGAACGCAGGACAGTATTCCATGACTTCCATCTTGACGCGCTTGTTTACGATGAAAGCGCGTCGGCGTTCGCCAACTTGGAGGCGTATAGGAAGCTTCTTCAAGACGCATTGGTCTTAGCTATAGGCGCAATGAACCTATTTCTTGTCGATGTGGTGGTAGAATATGAGTCTGCGGAGTCCTACCCGTTTTCTTGGTCCGGTATGCAGATGAGATTTGCAGAACACGTCACTTTAGGAACAAACCCACTTTCATAAAGGAGGGGCCATGGCCCATCAAACTGGTAGCACTTCTATAACAAGCTTAGGATTTGAAACCACCTATAAAACAGCAGTAACAACCGGCTTTAAAATGCCGGTCAACAGTAACACGGTGCAGGGAAAAGCGGCCAGAAATACAGTGGCGACTTTAACCGGGAATCGTAACGCCGTGGAGCCGTTTAAAGGAAACCTGGACGTCGGTGGGGACATCGTTGTGCCCGTAGACAACGTGGCGTTCGGTTACTGGTTAAAGGCGATGTTCGGCGCGCCTGTCACGACCGGGGCCTCGGCTCCCTATGAACATGTGTTCACGATCCCCACGGCGCAGCCAAGCGTTATCGTTCAGAAAGGATTCCCTGACTTCACCACAGATCAGTTTTACCAAGCAATGGGAAGTAAAATCTCCCAGATGCAGCTTGAGTTCGGTGGAGACGGAGAACTCACAGCGACGCTTACCATCTTGGGCGCTAAAGAAAGTAAATCAACATCCACCATGTTCAGCGTGTCAGAGACCGAAATTGATTTGAGTCTCCGGTATAGCAATTTCCATGCTTCCGTAAAAGAGGGTGGGTCCACAGCCTCCAACATCAAGAGTGTGTCCATCACGGTCGACTTCGATCTTGATGGAGATCAACGGGTAATTGGGGGAGGCGGAGAACGTGGGAGTATTCCCGACGGTATTGTGAAAGTTACCGGGAACGTGAAAGGAATGTTTGACGACGCTTCTATCGCTACGATTGCAAAAGGGTACGATGACACGGAGTCATCTTTAATGATCACGTTAACGCCCGCTGCACCATACGACGCCTATACTTTGGTTTTCGATATTCAGGAGCTTTTATACTCCCAGGCGTCCCCGCAGATTCAAGGCCCGCAAGGAATTGATTTCGATATGGATTTTTCCGCTTACTACAACAACGGGGCGGATGCGTCCATTATTACCGTTACATTAAACAGCTCACAAGCAACGTATTAATCAACAAGGGGAGGAGATATGAGAGAAGTAAGAATCGGCGATAAGATGATCAAGATCAACGGTGTTACCCGAAAACAGTTTGTGGACCTTGATTTGAAGGCCAAGGGGTTTGATTTCTTCGATGGGGTAGACCCGACAGTTGCCTCTGAAACCGATGGGGCGCATGACGCCTTCATTGGGGCGGCTACTGGCATCACGGATACCGGGGAGTACACGCCAGCAGAATGGAACAAACTCTTTCTTGAGTGCATCAAGGAAACCTACGGGTCGAGGGACGAGGAAAAAAACTTACCACAGCCTGGCACAGACTTGTAGGGGACAAAGAGAAGATTGAGTACTGCGACACATGCCAATCTACGAAACGCGGCCCTCCAGGATGCGTTGGATGCGCCTGGAAGCCAGAGCCCATCTGGGAGATCAACAAACCTGTTTGGCAAGTGTGGCTATCGGTTCAGACGCAGTGGAACGCCGGAGGCTTTGGTCTCGTTGGACTCAACTATGACGCGGTTGAACGTGAAGCCCTTCGGCAAGAGGTAGAACTCTCCAAATGCGATTGGATGAAAATAAAAAGCCTTGAACGTTATGAACTCGGGAGGCACCACAAATCATGATCGATGTGGCGGTAAAAGGCATGAAACAGGTTCTCAGAAACCTGGACAAAGCCGAGCTTCAAAACATTCGGGATGTAAACACAGCCTTCCGAATCGAGGGCCTACGTCTTAAAAATCTTCTTCAACGTCAGATCCGCGACGGCGCGCCAGGCGGCCAACACTTCGCGGATCGAACACTCCTAAGTAAATATTGGGGCGGTCGTCGCCGCCCCCGTAATAACCCTCCACTCAACAGACTTGCTTATGGCGTCAGGTACTACGTACCGAACACGGTAGAGCCTCGCTTGCAAGTGGGGTATGTGGGGCCGGTCTCCAGATCAGAAGTCGCAGCTATGACCAACTCCGGGCTTAGGTTAAGTAGTTCTGGAGGGTTCCGGGGCATCCAGGCCCGGAACATGACTTCGAAGTCTTGGCGGCGACTGGCGCAGATCCACCAAGAAGGATTCGAACGAATCGTCTCCCCGGCGCAACGGGCGTCACTTTGGAGCGCGGCGGATACGGTCCCTGAGAGGATCGCCAGGATATTTGCCGGCGCGGCGTCCCGTCGGTACGTTTTTGAAACTCCCGCCCGAAGGATTATCGATCCATTTTGGGAGCAACAGAAGCACATTACTCCAAGAAACGTCAGACGAAATTACTATAAGCTTTCCGCAGGGATGAAAGTATGAGCACACCAAGTCTACAAATCGTCTTAACCGCACAAAACCTTACCGGTAACGCGTTCGCGCAGCTTCGGAAAGACGTTGGCGGTGTAATGTCTCCCATCCGGGATCTGAAAGGTATGCTGCTGGGCCTGGGTGCTGGAATCGGTTTCGGCGCTCTCGCTAAAGGGTTCCTCGATACCGGCATATACATGGATCGGATGGCCCGAGCGCTATCCAGCGTCCAGGGTGGAGCGAAGCCCGCTCAAGAGTCCATAAAGTACCTTCGGGAGGAGTCCGAACGCTTAGGGGTTGTGTTCAAAGACCAGATTCAGGGGTTTCTACTCTTCTCAGCGGCGACCAAAGGGACGGCTCTCGCCGGTGAACAGACAAAACAGATGTACTCCGATTTGATGGAGTCCGTGGCGTCATTCCAATTAACACAGGAGGACGCTTATCAATCTGTTAGGGCTGTTCAGCAGATGTTGAACAAGGGATCAATACAGGCGGAAGAGTTCCGTGGCCAGTTCGGAGAGCGCATTCCTGCGGCGTTTGAGGCTTTGAAGAGACTTCTTCAAGTAAACGATAAGACCCTTGGGGAGATGATGAAGAAGGGTCAGTTGTACTCCAGCGCGGTGGTCCCAGGTCTTCTTCGTATGATGGCGCTCATGAATAAAGCGGGATTGAATGAAGTGACGCAATCCGCGCAATCTGAAATCAATCGTATGAAGAACTCATGGGCCGATTTTCAAAAGCTGGTCATGGACTCGGGGGTAACGGCATCTTTTGCTGCAGGGCTGAGGGATTTGGCAAGCGAATTCTCCGGGCTTATGAAGGAGAATGAAAAGGCCATTGAAAAGTTTATCAAAGGCGCGTTGGACGGCATCAAAACGCTGAAAACTCCGATTACACAAATCTATGACACTTTCTCAAATATGTGGAATACGGACTGGTCTCGGACAACGTTCGCTTACAGCGGTCTTGCGCTTATCGCGCTTATGAACAGACGAATGGCGGCGATATGGCTGATCGCGGAAGGAATTTTATTTGCCGATAAGCAAATAAAAGCGTTTGGGGCGGTCGCTGGCGGCGGGTTGACACTGAAACAAGGGTTCGGTATGACGCCGGATCAGCTTGACGCCCATCTGGAGGCCATGCGGTCAACGGGCCCGGAGTTTGAAAAGTTCGCGGTTCAACAAAGTCAAGTTCGGATGACCAATGAATTGACCCAGGCGACGAAAGATCTTGCAGAAGCAAAGAAACGAGTAAAATCGTATTCGGTGTATGCTGCATTAACTCCGTTTGAAGATCAAAAATACCTCGATAGTCTTAATACCGCAGTGGGGGAGATGGAGGATAAGGTTAAAAGCCTTAAGGCGACTATCGAAAGATCAAAGGAAATAAAACCTGTCGGTCAAGCTACCGTTCCCATACCTGATGAGCTTAGACGGTCCAGGATGAAAGAGTTCATTGAGCGTCAGATTATAGAGGAGCAACGGAAAGTTAAAGAAGAACTGGCGAAAATCGAAGGCCAGACCGCTTCCAAGACTTCCAAATCTGAGACCGCCGCCCAAAACCGGATGCTTAAGGCGCGGGAGCATATCGCCAACGCCATAGCGAAGTTCGAGCGTGACGAGATGTATCAGATCGATGTCACGGCGAACAAGTATTCCGAGAAAGAAAAACGCATTCGTCAAGTCTCCGCAGCGGTGGAAAACTTGAACGAACGATTGCAGCAACAAGCCAAAGACTCCGGGGTCAGTTACGACCCGAAGCAACTCCAAGCCGTTCAAGCCCGGCTCATGGCCGCCGTAGAGAAAGAATTCGCCCCAGATACTGAAGGGGCCATGGCCACCATGAAACAACACCTGGCTGAAATGTCTGAGGCGTATGACGACGAGCTTTCCGCGATGCTGGACAGCTCCGAGGTTAAAGCTCAGAAGGAAAGCGCGAAGCTCGTCAAATCCTTTAACACCGTAGTGAAGCAGGTTCAGAAAGACTACAGGGTGACGGAAGACTACTCCGACATGCTTGATGAGCTTCAAGAGAAGTTAAATCAACTCCGTCGCCTCAACGTTGCCAAGGGGATTGGGGAGTCCTTCGCCGATGGGTTTCT